TGCTTACTTTACACTATGAGTGGTGGGGTATACGTCTACACAGATAATGATTAGAGGGTGAACGATGAGCAAAAAGAACAGAAAGAAAAAACTTCAGAAGAATAGTTCACGTTTAAATCAGAATAGACCAGCAGACAGCAGGAACATGACGGTAGGAAAACTGTTAGATGACCTGTTAGCATGCAATACAGACTGCTATAGGGGGTTCTGTACAACGACATTTGAAGATGATGCCGACAGAATCGACTATTACATCAAGAATCTGCCGACACTGCCTTATGTAACCGACCAGTTTATCAACTACATGTTCTCAAACGGTCTGAAAGCAGGTAGTGAAGAGGATAATGCAAAGCTAAATAACTTTCTGTACAAGAATAATATCCAAGGAATCCCGAATTATATCGTGATACAGGAAGCGATGAGGGGTGCGCTTATCCGAGGGAAGTGTGGAATACGCTGGCTCAGTGACGAAGACGGTATTATTAACGTTCCGTGGAACCAGTACATAACCATTACGGACGTAGACAAGGAATATTACGGTTTCCGAAAGCCGATTGCCTACGCTTTAGGCACTGACCCAGATGTTAAGAACCCACTAGGACTTAAAGAAATCAAACTGGACGAATCTGAATTCAAGTCAACAGGGCAATTGCTGTCCTTGAACAAGGATATCTTGATTTGTCCACCAGAAGATTTCGTAAATGTCCGTGGAGATGTGACGACAGAGAACGGTGTGTCCAGATTATGCCGTGATAAACAGAGACTTGACGTATTGGCCAGCGTTTATGAGCGTTTAAACTACGATATCGAGTACGATGGGCCAGGTCGTTTGATTTTCTGGTTGAAAGACAGCATCTTAACAGGAAATCCAAGCATGGATTTGTCTACAGGTGAGATTCTGGACAGCTCTGTTACTTCGAGAGAAGCACAAGCCGAAAGAGCGAGGGCAGAAGTAAGAAAACTTGGCGAAGAAATCAAGAATTCACGTTCCGACAATGTAATTCTTGCAAGTTCGATCTTCAACAAGATGGATCACCTTCCTCGTGTAACGAAAGCTACTGAATTCTTTGGATATCTGGAAAGCGAGGGGGCAATCCTCTGCCAGACACTGGGTATCGTACCAGAGCTTATCGGTTTCGGTAAGGTATCGGGTAACGTTTCAATGGATAAAATCATTGACAACGCTATGGTCAACACGATTATTCCATTGCGTGAAGCGTATGCCAGCCAGTTCTCTCCGTTCTTGTCACACCATCTTGGCATTGAGAAGGTTTATTTTGACAAGTACGAACTACAGAGCCGTATTGACCGAAGCGACAAGATTTACAAACTGGCATTGTCTATATCCCAGCTTGACAGCCAAGGAAGAAGAGAAGTCGCAGACTATTTGGAAGAAAGAATTTACGAATCCATTTAACGAAGGGGTGAAACTATGGGAATCTTAGAACAGATTGTCGAAGAATCAAGCGTAAAGCCGATTGTTAAAATTCACGGTTTATCTGCTTATTCATTCAAAGACGACAGACAATTAGCAAAGAAAGAGCTGGCAGAAGAAAAGCTGGCAGGAAAACAAATTGAATTTGGAAACAGAGAACAGACTCCAGACGGCATGGGCTATACAAGAACCCAGTCTAGACATTATGCTGTAAACCCAGATATTCTGTTCGCCAACCGTTACAGACGTGTCATGGACGCAGAAAAGAACGTGTACTATGAAGTCGTTATTGACTACAGAGCGATACAGGAACAGGGCAGTGGAAAGATTTACTCACCGTTAATCTCTGCTTATATCATCGGGCAGGGGCCGAGAAAGTCCTATCAGATTATCGGGCAGAAGAAAATCAAAGACGAAGAGTTCATCAATGAATTTAGACGGCACCTTGGACACAAGGACATGGCTACTATCCTAAGCATGATTGGTTCTTATGGAGACGAATCTACTGGAGACGAAATGAAGTTTTAGAAATACAGGGGCGAAAATCTGAGACAGACAAAATGGCTATAAGGCAAACTGCCTTTAGTATACATATTTCATAGTTTTGGGTTATGCGCCCTTTTCTATGTTTAACGAAAGGAGTTAAGAGAAGATGTCAATTAAACGTAGTTTTACGGTAACCGTAACTTTCAAGCAGGGGTACGGAGAAGCATTAAGCTTAACTGGCAAGGAAGCGCAGAACTTCTGGACTCAGTACACTGCTTATCTGCGTGGCGATGTTAACGGTGCAAGGGGTATCGTTGTCACAAAGGAAGGCACACAGTGTGGTTACATGTTTGACTCTATCGCATCTGCATGCCGAGGAAAACAGACAGAAACAGAATATGCAGACGATGAGTGCAAAGACTTAGCTTGTGACGATTTGAATTTATAAAAGGGGGCATAACACATGGGAGAAGATATCAAGTGGTTCAAGACCGAGGAAGAACGACTTGCCTATATCCGTGGCAAAGAAAAAGAGATTGAGCTAAAACCAGCAAAGAAGTCAGCAAAGAAAGCGAAAAAGGATGCCAAAAAAGATTAGGCTTGTATCAGTAATTGAGCGAGAGCAGAAGATTAGCGTTCGTAAGACTTCCGAGAATGGAAAGTATTCTTACTACCATTTTGTGAAGATGAAGCCTGATGAAGAGTATGAACTGCCCGAAGACCAGTTACTGGCACAGAGCTTGTTGAATGCAACCGATACGAAGATGTATAACAAGAATCTTGAAGAACGGTTACAGGAAGCTGGCATTGAGTATTCCGTAGAGATGTGTCCTTCTTGCAGAGGAAGGGTCAAGAAGATTAAGTACAAAATGGTTGAGGTGGTTGACTGATGCCTATTCCTACTTTTTTCAAAGATATCAAAAAAGACATTAGCAAGCGCAAGAAGGCCAAACAAATCGTAGATGATACGATTAACCTATCAACCCAAAAACGCTTCACTATGAGCGTTCTAGGTGGGTCTGAGTATGATGCTAAGCAAATACGGCTTCTTGATGAAGGCGCAGTGATGGATACAGAGGATTATGTTCGTGCATTTATCTGCCGTGGCACCATACAGGAATACTACGATAACCTAAGCGATGACTTTGTTGGATATATAACACTTGGACATATTCCATTGGAAGCATGTCCGTTAGTACTCGGAACTTGGACAAAAGAGGATTTAAGGGTCGTTGATATCGGAGACGACCGAAAAGCACTCGAATGTGTTCCTCGAATGAATGAAGACTTGAACATTGTGCAAGACCTTATGAAACAGGAAGTGCCGTTGTCTGTTAGCGTTGAGATGTATCAGAATCTGGACTGGGACATGTCCGATAAATTAATGATACCAGTTGTCAACAAAATAGACATTATAGGTTTTTCCATCGTAGGGAATCCAGCCAATGTGAATTCAAGCGACATTGAGTTACAAAAAGGAGTTGAAGATATGGATTTAAAAACCTTAAAAGCTCTGTTAAATAAAGAACCTGTCGAAGATAAAGAAAATCTTGATGTGGAACCAGAAGAAGACAAAGAAAATCTGGAAGCAGAAGGACAGGAAGAAGAGCAGAAAGAGGAAATGTCCGTCTTAACAGAAGCTGAAATCGAAGAGCTTGGCAGTATCGTTGAAGAGAACGCTACGCTGAAAGAAGAAAAAGAAATGCTCGAAAGCGAAAAGGCTGAACTGGAACAGAAAGTTGCAGAACTTGAGACGAAGAACAGTGAGCTGACTGAAAAGGTATCTGAGCTTAGTGCTAAACAGTCAGAGGTAGACGACAATGTAGAAAAGTATGTAAAGAACATTGAACGTTTGTTTAAGGAACAGATGCCGAAACAAAAGGAAACAAAAACTAAAAACCCAGTATGGGGTTAAGGAAGGATGGAATTGTATGAATTTTAGTACAGGACAATTAGAACGTTACAGTGTTGGAATTGACACTGTGTCTAAATACTCAAGCAATATTGGTTTCATCGGAATGGACCCTCATTTCGAGAACAACCAGTTAGCTAATGAATTGCAGAATGAATTCCCATTGGTAGACTGGCTGATGAATACAGCTATGTCTAGACGTGCAAACTCTGAAAAGAATGCAGGTACTTGGAGAATTCTGGATGGCGAAGATGGTAAGTTATACTACCAGTTACCTTGGACAGTGGGAACTACACTGCCAGAAGACACAACTGGAGAATGTTGCTGGGTTCCAATGGAACTGCAAAAATGTGGAGACAAAGCTCCGTTAAACCTGTTGTGTTTGAAATATTGCGAAGACTTACTTCGTAAATTGATTAGCGATACAACTCGTTTTGGTTCTCATGATTTGATTGCTCCACCGTTAACACAGGAAGGACAGACAATCAATGAAGCTATCGAAAACATGAACTTGATGTCTATGGCATGGTTCACAGCACGTAACATCATCTTAGGTACTTCCACTACTGGAACAGCAACTTTGAAACCGTTCCATGGTCTGATGGAAGTATTGGAAGACCCAGCAGTTGTTAAGACGGTTGGTTCAAACGTATTAGGTGCATTTGAATCTTTAGGATGCCGTATCGCCAACATGGGTGGTGGTGACTTTGTGTTTGCTGTTCATCCGTTGACATATCAAGGAATTGCTAAGGAAATCGTCAAAGGACAGTTTGGAGAATACCCTGCTGGATGGAACAAAACGGATGCTGGAGACATCACATTCCAAGGAATCGGATTCATTCAAGACAAGCTTGTACCAGTTGACGTAACAGAAGGTACTGGAGAAGTTTGGTTGCTGGATGGACAGACTGTAGGTGCTATCATGGGTACTACACTGCAACCTGCTGAAGACTTCCGTCGTGAAGTATTTGATGCAAACAACAAACCAGATTCTGGATGTGCAAGCGAATGTAAATACTACTACAACTACGGTACTGTGTTCGGAACAAACGCAGACAAGTTGATGGTAATCTCTGGAGTTCCTATTAGTGCTTCTTGCTTAGGTGATGCTCTGGACGGTTTGGATTACATGATTAAGCCACAGACCTTAGTACCAATGAAGAAAGCCTCTGGCAACTAATCTATAAATGTTCGATACAATCAAAGAACAGTTGCAAGGATACTGTGATTGTGTTGACTTCGGACAGACAGCCAAGGAACAAGAACACGTTGATAAAAACCTTGAAGAGCTGATTAACTTCATAAGCACTATCACGTGCTGGCGAAATAAACCATGCGAGACTTTCCTCTTATCAGAAAGAGAGGAAGTCTTCGACATGGACGCTGTGTTTGAATGTGGATGTTGTGACAGTGGTCTTATGGTTATAGACCCTTTCTACGACAACATTCAAGAAGATTCAATCAAGGTAAAACTGCTGAAACGTGACGGCATAAAGTTTGAAGAGATAGAGCTAGACGAAAGTATGTACAGCTATAACGCATATCTTGACAAGCTGTACATCGACCTATCTGAATTCGCAAGTCAGTATGAATGTAGCTGTGACGTGATTGAAAAAGTTATCGTAAGTTATATTGCTGGTTATGAATATCTGCCAGACTGCGTACTTCCTATTTTTTGCGACATGCTTGAATACATTAACGATTTGAACAGTTGTGATTGTGAATGTAACAATTGTGGCAGTGAAGAAGATGGAAGTGTGGTTCAACTGCCGGGGAATGATGCTCAGATATCGGCATATATCTATATACGAGACACAATCACGAAGTCTTATTCAAGACAGCTTGAAGTAATGAGTCTCTGTGGCAGAGGAAAACATTTTATGGGGATGGTAATTTAGTATGAGAATCAAATATACAGGCATACGTGGTGTCGAGACAGGACGGTCAAGGGGATGTTCATCCTGTGGAAAAAGGGTAAGGAACGTCAATAAGTATCGTATCGAATACCAAAAGAAGATGTCTTTACCATCTGGAAGAACATTGCGATTTATTTTGAACAGAGAATACGAAGTATCAAAAGAAGATTATGACTTCTTGAAAGCATTTTATTACGAACTGAACGGAAATAAGGAGTACCCATTCAGCGATGTCTAGTGTTAACTGGGGATTGAAAAAACCTGTTGAAGCGATTGCTAAAGAGATAGCCAGAGAAATGGCATATGACCTTAAGCACATCATGCAGTCGCACGCAGTATCAGACCACAAAAACCCGACAGGTGCGCTTGCTTCATCTATAAGCCTTCGCAAGCAAAGTGATTTGGTTTACTGGGTCGGTGTAAATGGTGGAGCCCTTCGCTCAAGAGACCGTGCGAAGAAAGCTTCACAATGGTATAAACCAAGTAACGGTACTATGGTTACATTTACTCAATTCAACACTGGGGTTGATTATGGTGCTATGGTGAACGATGGACACGCTGGTGCTAGATATTCTAGAACTACTGGAACCGTCAAAGGGAAGAAAGCTTACCTCATAAACGGAAGGTTTATAAGAACAAGCATAGACGGATATGGTGGTTCACACTGGTTCGACAATGCTTTCGATGAATTCATGGCAAAAGAATATTAGGAAGGAACAATATGGCAACAAAAAAAGAAGATGTAAAAAAGGAAACAAAACAAGCAGTTGATGTTGATGCTTTTATTAATCGAAAACTGCGTGTTTTGAATACAAAGAATGGGGCTAAATATGAGAGAGCTATGACTAGAGTCTTAGCAAAGAATAAAGGGGGATTAGCCTAATGTCTAACTGTAACTTAAATAAAGTCATTATCAACAAACTGGCTAAAAAGAAAATTGACGACAAGATGGAAATCCATTTCACAGTAATGGAAGACATTGATTCTTGTGCGAAAATCAACACTCGTAAATATTTGACGCACGATGCTCAGACTGTACCAGTTTATTACAAGACAAAAATCCCACAGGATTTAATCAACATCTGTGAATCCTTTGGATGTAAGAACACAGGTACACTGCAATTCGGATTGAAAGAAGTTGCTGGCGAAGGCGATACTAAAAACGGCCAAGCAAGTGTAGACTTCCAGACAATCTCTGATGCAACAGAATATGTAGCAGGTGTTTTGTACTACTACATTTATGTAGACGCAGAAGGAACTTACACAGTTAAATCCACTGTGTCTGATATCGCAGATGCAAACGCAACTAACTCTGATACATACGTATCTGAAGTAAAAGCCAATGGTGCTGGGTTCTATCCAGTTACTGTAGAGTTGTCAAAAGCTCCATCAGAAACTACAGGAGAAGGATGGGAAGCGACAACTTCTGGAACCCACCTAAAAATTGATATCACCAAAATTGGTGGAACTGGTGTTGTTGGTGTATCTTCCATCTCATTCTTTGATGATGTAGAAGACTTGAATGGAAACAACGACATTGTTGTAGGATGTGTTGATGAAGTTGGTGGAGACATTGGTATTGACCCATTAGAAGCAAGTTGCTTTGGAGGTGGATATGATGAAGATTCCATCAACATTGAAAAGACAATCACATACAAAGCTTACACACCAAACATTGATAAACTGAATCCATTAGTAACTCGTGGAGACAAGACTGAAGGATTCTATATGAAAAACGTTGAGTATGTAGTCAAGAAATACGGAGACACAGATTATGGATACATCCATCTGTCTGACTCTTATGATGATGAATGTGGTTTCATTTATGCTTCTATGACTGACAACTGTAACATCACAGACGGTTCTTTCGCTAGATTGAACAACCCTAACTTGGTAACATTGGATGAAAAACATTTCCAAGTTATCAACCAAAAGAACAATCCGTCCGTTGATTGGATTGGTTCGATGTTGTTCTTCAACGAAAACATGATTGGTGAGAAGTTGCAGATTTCTTATCCGAAGACAGCAGATGCTGAGCACTTCGTAGCTAACACAAGTGCATTGAACGGAAAACGTGTAAAGGCGACTATTCCTTATCGTTACAACGATGGAACGATGTACACATACATCTATCACAATGTGTTAATCACAAGCTTCCCGAATGGCTTAACCAAAGAGGAAGACTCTGGAGAAATGACATTATCTATCCAGAAACAGCGTGATGGAAACTACTTTGAATATTTCAGAATCAACGAAGCAGAAGCACAGCTATAAGCAATAAACAGGAGGGCAAAATATGAGCGAAACAATTTCATTGGAACAATTGAAAATGGTACATAAAAAAGTAGAAGAAGCTAGGGAGGATGAATCTCCCTACGCTATCTACGCAGAAGAAGACGAACCTATCAAAGTAATAGGTGATGCTAACAAGACAGAGGTAAAGAAAGCTGACTACCCGATTACATTTAGGTTTGAACTATCAGAAGTGGATAAAGACAGTCTTCCAGAAGACGTCAAGATTTACTTCGATAAATATGTACAGTTTACGGTCAACTACGAAGATATCTATGTGAATCCTAGGAAGGATAGCAAATTGGTCGGTAGCTTAATCGAGGTTATGCCTTTCATGAATCAGATTAAAGAAATGGTAGACCAGTTAGATTCAGACCAAAAGAGCATTGAGAAGAAGTACAACGCAAAAATCATCAAGAAAAAAGGCAAGTACGCAACTACATTAAAAGATGAAAAGAAGAGCAACCAGATGCTTGAGGAATATTTAACAAGCATGTCCGAGTGCGTATGGGAAGTAAACCGTTTGTATAGTGAAGCTTCCGAGACAGTGACTGATGCCTTGTACAATCTTGTTGCGTTGTTGCTGGACATAGACGATTTTCACGCAGACCATATGACAGCCTTTAGTGTTATTGAAGCTGTTATGACATTGATTTCAACAAACCCACAATTAGTCAACGAGACCGAATCACTTTTTGGCTTTTGATTGAGAAGGGGGATGAGAAGAAAAGGATAGATAGAAAGAAAAAAGAATCATTTTTAGCTAGACTGAATATCTATTCGTTCATGGCTCATTATGTTGCCAAAGTATTAAAATTACGCCCCAATGATATTCTTGACCATTGGGGTGTTTCTGAATTAATCGTTGCTTATGGTATGTACGCTAATGAACAACAACATGAAGCGCATATGAAAATCAAAGATTACAACAAAACGGCCAAGAAAAAGGTGGAACAAGTCAACGAATACGCTGTCATGTTCTATTCAAAACAAGATTTAATCGAAGAAGCAGGAGGTGAGATGGATGGCTAATAAGACTGTTGACGTGTTAGTAAGAGCTAAAGCTGACGTCTCACAGGCCGAAAGACAGTTGAGGTCGCTGGAAAAGCAAAAAATAACCCTCGATGCCTACGTAAAAGTAAAAAGAGATATCAAGAATCAATCGGTGCGACTTGATATCGACACGAAGAAACTGGCTCTTGTTCAAAAACAGATCGCAGATGTAACAAGCCAGATAGAAAAAAAGAAACACAGGCTAGCTATAGAGACAGACGGCACAAAAATCCAGAACTTGTTGAATCAAATAGACAAGCTCGAGGAAAAAAAGTTTAGGCTCGAAATCCGAGAAGAAGGCCTGTTCAACAGCATCGACAGAATAAAGACCAGATTAAAAGACCTCGAAAAAGAGAAGATACGATTAGAAGCGAAGACGGACACGAAAGACGCAGAAAAACGTTTAGACGCTTTAAACGACGAAGCCGTGAAACTGAAACAACAGTTGGCAGAAAAGATGCAGGTTTATGTCGACACAGAAGACGCTTTACGTGGGATAGAAGACTTAAAAGACAGAATCGAATCAATCCGAAATCTAGGGCAAGGCATGCAGGACTTTGGGACAAATATGTTGAACGGTTTCGGTTTGTTCGACAATATGTTCGGAAACGCTTTTAAACAGATGGCTACTGGTATATGGAGATATACTGGTGGTAGTTTCATCCGAAAGATATATCAGACTATAGGCGACACATTCAGTGGTGCTATCGGTCGTTACGATACTGTGAAGATGAACAAGAACATTTTGAAAGAAGCGTATGGTTTCAGCGATTCTGCAATATCTTCTTTGGATGACCAGATACAGGAAACTGTGCTTGGATTGCCGACTGGGTTAGACCAAGCCTATTCAGACATAACAAAGCTGTTCGCTTCTAACTTCCGTAAGAACGGTGGTATAGATAGAGCTATCAAAGTTTTTGACGCTTTAGACAAAGGTGTTTTGGCTTTTGGTGGTGATGTAGATAACGTTGAAGGTGTTATTAGTGCCATGATAAAAATCATGGACAAAGGCTTTATCGAAGAAAAGAAATGGGACATGTTACGTAACAACAAGTTCCTTCCAGCTCTAGATGCTGTTGCAGAATATTTAGGATACGAAACGACAGCAGATATGAAGGCTGACTTTGGTAAAGATGGCACAAGAGATATACAAGAGTTTATTGACGGAATTATCGGTGCCAACGAGGTTGGTTCGGAAGCTATCCCAGCTTTTAGCAAAACAGTAGAGAAAGCAAACGAAACAATCGAACGTTCTGTTTCTATTATGCAACAGAGGTTACAACAAGGATGGACAAAGGTTATTGAATCTGCCGATAAGCTTATGGCAAGCGAAACTGGAAAATCTATATTCCAACACATAAGGGACTTGGGACAGTTTGGTAAAGACATATTCACTGACGTTGCTAGCTGGATTGATAACCATCAAACAGAGATAGGAACGGCCGTTGACTGGCTGTTTGAAAAGATCGAGAAGCTAAAAAGCGTATTGACGATGGATAACATAACATCGTTTATCAGTGGACTCATTGAGGGGTTGCCTATAGATGAAATCAAATCTTTTGCTAAAGTCATTGGGGAAATCCTTACCAGTGTAGGGAGCTTCCTTGGTGGTGGAGACGTAGGCAAGGGATTAGGAAAACTGTTCGCTGGATACTATTCGGTAGCGAAAGGATTCCAATTCGTTGGTGGACTTATTAAAGGATTAGCCGTACCACTTGCGTTGGTTACAACACTTCTAGGAAAAGGCAAGGGATTAAAGCTTGGAAAACTTGGAAACCTGTTTGGTGGAGACGGCCTACTCGGCTCTTTAAAAAGCATGTTGTTTGGAAAAGGTGGAACACAAGCTTCTTGGGACGACATAGCAATGAAGGGCGTCAACAGTTTCATAAATGTGGCTACCTTATGGGGTTATGCTCAAGTTATGAAAGAGTTTGGAGAAGCTATCAAAGTAATGGATGAAAGCATACCAGACGACATGACACTTGGACAGTTCGCATCCAAAATGGGTAAGCTTGTATCTGCTATGGGTGTATTCAAGCTTTTCGGAGACGGAATTTCAAAACTTGAAGACAAGGTTTTCGGTATGAATTATTTCGACCAGACCATGTCAAGTTTGACCAACTTCATAAACAGTCAAGCAATGAAAGGATTTGCAGAAGGCATAAAGACTCTAAATGAAAGTATGCCAGAAAACATGGATGTATTCTGGGATAAATTCAAAGGGTTCAGTGCTGTGCTTGCCGAAATGACAACATTCACTTGGGTTGGCGCAGGAATAAATTCACTTGGTGGTGGATTAGGAGCTTTATTTACTGTTCTTTCCGAATGGGAAATGTACTTCCAAGGGGATGTTTTAAAGAACATTGCTTCTGGTATAGCAAGCATAGATAAAGCAATGCCAGACGATGTATCTAAGTTTATCCCTAAACTGCAAGCGTTAGCTGACGTCATTCGCTGGGTTGATTCAAATTTCGATTTTGGATTCTTTAATACAATCGGTCAATCGTATAAAGCTCAAAATGCAGAACAGGTGCAAGGCACAATCGACTCTCTTGTTAGTATGGCCAAAAGTTTAGATAAACTTAAAGACGTAAAACTTACTGGGGCTGACACAAAGATTGACATACTGAACCACATACTAGGAAAACTTGTGCAGGGAGAAGGCTTGTCACAGGCAGTGGCAACACTTGCCGATGGTTTAAAAGAAACGAACATGGACAAAGTAAATTCTTTCTTTGATTTCCTAGGTGGTGTGCCAGAAAAGCTAAACGCATTTAAAACTTCTATGGATGCGAATGGTGGCATAGAGTTAGGCGACTTCAAAAAGAAATCGGAACCGATTAAAGATATCCTTGAATACTTGTCTGATGAATTTATAGAAACCGTTCCTGGCTTTAGTGGAGACCAGCTTGCACTAATAGACAATGCTTCAAAGGCAATGGAAAAATTTGGTGGTCTTTATACAGCCGTGCAGAACTTAGCTTCTATTTACAACTCTAAGGAAAAGCCAGCAGACATTGATGTAGAGGGTATGAAAAGTATGGTTAGCAATCTTACTTCTGCTCTGTCACCGTTGATGAACGCAAGCGTTTTGAAAAAAGGGCAGACCCACAGTCGTCCAGAAGGTTGGACGATGGGACAACTGCAAGGTGCTGACGCAAACTTGACATTAACGCAAGCACTTAAGAACCTTCCTTCTGAGGACGTCATAAGCAACGCTATAAACGCATTTAACGGTATCAAGGGGTTAATAGATGCTATGTCCAATTTGGGCGCACTGTACGCTCCTAACGCTAGTCAGACGAACATTGAAGAAGCGATGAAGAAAGTCACAAGCGCACTTGAAGTTATCGTTAACTCTGGTATCAAAGATTATCTGCAAGACATTAAAGACTTGGAAATTGGAACGATGCAGACGGCGGTAGACAACTTGAAGACGATGCTTACTTCTTTGCAAGAAATTGGAACCATGAACTTCAAGGTCGGTGCAGTTGGTACAGACGGTACGATTGCGAATGTCGTTAACGAAATAAAAAATGCCATTTCTGAAATTGCCACTTTGAAAGGATATGAAGATATGGCTAACGCAGAGGGAGGTATAGCTGGTGTACAGGCTATTGTAGACTCTATGAAGACTGCAATTGAAGGCTTGAGTAGTCTTGCTGAGCCAGCCGACGTATCTGGACAAACAATTGCAGACGCATTAATCAATGGATTCTCTAAGGTTGAAACCGAAATACCAGCAAAGGTAGAGTCGGGGGCCGATGCAATAAGCACTAAGAAGTTCAAGACAAAGGGCGACAAAGCAGGTACGACGTTCTCGGATGCGTTCAAGAACGCTTTGGATTTAACTATCAGTGAAGATAAGATATCTCTTCCAGATGTTACTGGTCTTGCGACAACGCTTGCAGGACAATTTAACACTGCGTTTAATAGTTCAATTAACTTGAGTGTTAACGCACCTTCTGTAAAGGGGTCGTCCATTAGCAATAGTGGTTTGATTGACTGGGCAAGCCAGAACAGTGCTGGTGGAAAACAGCATGGTGGCCCTGTAACGCAATACTTGAGCCGTGGTTCGCTTGTTAAGTTCGTTCCAAGAGGAACCGACACAGTGCCTACTATGCTAACACCGGGAGAATTTGTTGTACGTAAGAAAGCCGTGAATAAGTTTGGAACATCTATGTTAGAAAAACTTAACAACATGGATGTAAAAGGATTGTATAATGAATTTGTAAATGGATTCGGTTCTTCACAAATGGAACTGAATAGGAACAATACTGTTATTAACAACTACAACACTACGAATAACGACCATAGAACGGTCAACATCAATGGTGGAATGAATGAACGTCAAGACCGAATTAAGGCAGGACGATTCATGAGGAGTATAGCGTAATGATGGATTGTGAATACAATCCGATAAGACAATATATTCAGTTTAACGACCTTGTATTTACTGCCGATACTATTACGTCGGCAGAATACAAGGTATCTTCTAAGGTAACGACACATCCTTATTCGTTCAGACATGGTAGCTATGCACCGTTTAAGAGCGAACAACTGTTACTTGAAGAAGGTACGTTAGGACTGACAATACATATTGACTATCGGAAATACAGGAAAGAAGACAGAAAGTATTTAAAAGATTTTATCCGATTAAATATTTTCAAAGCTGGGCGAATATGGGCTATCGAGGACAACAAGATATTGTGGGCTTATGCCTATGTTACTGACTACAGTGACACATATTCAAAGTACAAAGGATATATAAGCATCGACTTAGACTTCAATTTGTACGAAGGATACTGGCATATAGCAGACATGAAGAAAATCTTCTTAGTGCCTTTCAACACATGTGACGCTTTGGAAGGATACGACTTCAAAGATGAATTGTTAGAATGTGTTGACTGCTGTGCGAAGTGTGGGGATAAAGACCCAGACAATTATTGCGAAGAGTGTACAGCGCACTGTGAAGATTTGACAGAAGAAAACAACGCTTGTGTGGTTGGAGAAAACGTCATGAAAGAATTCCTTGAGTGTACAGAATCATACAAGATTGTATATGATTGCAAACTGGCAAACAAAATATTTGGAGATAAGATGAACGGAAAGAAGCTTTGCAAAAAGGATTACTGCGATACAGCCATTGCAGGAAAGATTTATTATCCATCTGTCTTATCATCTGAATTTGTAGATATAACTCTGACTGGAAAATGGCAGAATCCTACGATAGACATTAATGGTGACAAACTAACAATAGTTGGTGACTATGACGGTACGATTAAAGTCGGGCAGGACGGAAGTGTTACGTATCAAGGATGGGACGAGAAGTGCTGTCCTGTTCAAGATATAGACTTCAATGATACAGAGTGGGATTCAGAACAAGGATACGGATTCTTGATACATCAAGGAAAAAATCGTATCGTTGTACGTGGTAGCTGTTGCGAAATGGGATGTATCTACGTGAATGTAGATTCAATAACAATGTAGAAAGGAGCGTATATGGGAGCTAAACCGACTACAGTTTTAGAAACTACGACAAAAACTGAAACAACAAAAACGACCATACAAGATTGCGATTGCGAAGAAGGTAAAGAGTATTGTAATGCTTGTGCTGACTTGCGTGATAATTCGACTGAATTTTATTTGAACGGTGTAACGAATAACGTTGCAAATGCGTTGAGAAATAACAAAGGGTTCGATAAGGATAACGGTCACGATGATTGCACAGACTTGAACTTAGCCAATGATTGTTTAATTAAAGAGCTTGCAGACACTTTGGATGCGTATGATGTGTGTGACTGGAAAGATTACATGGAACAGTTGATGCCAAACATTTATAATATGAATAAAGCTATCATCAGTGCGATTTGTGGTCTATGGTGTCATACAAACTTCCTGTTCAGTGGTGCAACGTTCAATATTGGAGAGGACACAAAAGGAGATGCTTATGCAGTAGCAGGAAAAGGTGTATCGTTCCTTAATGTATCTCATGGTGAACATTCACTTGATATCGGACTAAGATACATTGCTGGTGGTCTTGCACAGGGCTTTGGTTCTTTCTTGTTCTATAACAACGATTTCACAGACAGTGGTTCTTGTGGAAACTTCGACCTAGGTACGAACTATAGAGAATCAAAGGCAAGAAAAGGAAACTCGAGATGGGGAACATATGGCGAATATCATCACTGTGGGGAACTTATCTGCGAGTTTAGAATTAAACGGTCTAAGTATCCTCAAATCAAACATCTGTTTAACGGATACGGACAGGAAACAGGTGGTGCATCATACCATGTATATATTCCAGTTTTCTATGAAGGCTCATATGCTTTTGGACAGACAGGATGGTGCAACAGCGATGGAAACCCTTCTACAGCAGGAGACGATGGTGGACATTTAGTACCTAAAGGATGGATTTACGTACAGGTACGAATGACGTCTTGCTATAGCTGGGCGCGTGAAGATGGTATCCAATACACACCTATCTACTTCATGGGTATGAGAACTAACCAAGACCAGATTGGATGTTAAGGGGGAATAACATATGATGGACATTGATGTATGTGCTTCTTGCGATAAGTTAGAAGAACAGAATTTCGAGTTTGTTAACGAAGGTTTAACTGATGAGATGGTTTCTTCCTTGAAAGCCAATGCAGGTTTGAAGAAATCGTTGAACCACAAAAACTGCGAAGACCTAAACGACCTAAACGATTGCTTGATTGGTGGTATGGTAGAACGCACTTCCGACTTTGATGTATGCGATATCAACGCATTGCTGAACAACTTCATGGTCAATCTGTACAACGTAATGAAGGCTGTTATCAGTTCTGACTGTGGACAATGGGAACAGATTGAAGCGTTGTGGGATGAAATCAATGAAATCTGGGACGCTATTCACGCATTGCAAAACAGAGTCACTGCTTTAGAAAATGCGCAGAATGGTCTTGATGCTTTGAATAAATTGTTAACAGACCTCAAGAATAGTGGCGCATGGAAGCAAACTGGCTCAACAATCTATCAAGGTAACTTGAATAGTGGGCGACATATTGCCACAGGAAACATTAACCTGTTCGGTGGCACATTGGACGGCAATTATTTCATCCGTACCAATAGTGGAAAAACGGAAAACGACCTTGCAGGTGGTGTATAAAAATGGCATGGAAATCATTTTATGGGGACTACATGAGAAGCGGTGCCCCATTCAATGTAGTCTTAGGTGGTGCGCCTGGCAACACTGGCCCATTTGGAGTTAATCTAAAAACTGCGCACAAGGCAGGATATGGATACGGTATCAATTTTATTGATAACGGAAATTACAGTGTGACCTTTCAGTTAAATCTGATTGGTTACGCTGTTCAAGATAACAAGACATGGGTTCCTTCCAGTCCTAGCTATTCACAGTATGGTGGTACATACAACTATAAAATCACCATCCAAACATCTTCTGACGGTGGAAAGACATATAAGAAGACCATTGTCAAAAAGCAGATATTTGTTCATGGTGATACATGGGGAATGTACGCTAATGGTTCTTGGAAAACAACTGCTAAAAACAGTCAGTGGAAAGGAACGTATAAGATACCAGCAAATACAACACATGTAAAAATACTTTTACAAGGTGACGACAACCAATGGCCTAGACCAAACATCTATCACATCAACGAAATTATCACAGAAGCTAGACCTTGGGCTGTCAGAAAGAACAAGAAGTTCTTATCAATCAACAGGCCTAGTGGTTGGTTCAAGATTCGCAAGAACGGTGCTTGGAGTGCGAAACTGCCAGCTTTCCAAGGTGGCATAGCGAACAAAGGTAACTCAAGAATACGACATGGAAATACATGGTATGGACAATCGAAAGTAGGAGAATGATATGGCTGAATTAAAATATCCTTGGTTTGAAATATTGGATGAATCAGAAAAAGTTATCCATCGTTTCAAAGCTGTATTAAATGATGATATAGAAATCGGGCAAGAACTAATGTCCGTTCCAGAAACGGAGTTAGAACTTCCAGCCGAATACTTAGGATATTTGCAGGGAAGGAAAGACATACGTATCCACTTTAATGACGGTCTTGTTTTTAGGGGGATGGTGCAAGGAATCGACACGGACAAATCAGAAGAAACAATTACTGTAAGCCTTTCCCATGTGTTGGAACGTTGGAATTTTCGATGTGTTCCTACAAACAAGGCAATAAAAAACAAATCAATCCCAGACGTTCTAAGCGATACGGATATCATCTATCCAGAAAACTGGGATATAACCTTTGATGATGTAGCAAAAAAAGAAAAAGTAGACTACGTTTATTCGAGACAGACAAAGCTGGAAGCTCTTGACAAAACAATGGAGCTGACACCAGACCTTTGGTATAGGGTGTCTTTGCAAAAAGACAAAAAGCTTGAAGTTGGTACATTTGGAAAGCAATGCAAACACATTCTTTCAACAAAGGCACCAACAAGCAAGAACATTCAAATCATCGAAGAACCACAAATTGAAGAGGATTACTCTGGAGTTGTGAACCTAGCTACGGTTTACTCAGAAAAAAATGACGGTGGTGTAACTTCTTTGAGTTTGAGAGAAGTGTATAACGACCCAAGTTTGCAAGACCCTAAATTTCCAGTAGTAATTATTCGCAACAACATCAATAACGAGAGACAGTATAACTATAAATCAACACCTAAAATAGCACCGAATACGCAGTTAGAATATGCTGTTATCGACACAGAATCTGTGGCTATGGAAGGTGGATACTTTATAGAAGGTACATTTGCTTTTAACGACCTATCTCCGTTTACTTTGGAAATGGAGAGTAGTGGCAGTGGAGGTGGAAGTACAGATACAGGAAAGTGGATTATACCAAAGGAACAACGCTTTCTTAATGAGTCTGAAATGATGAATAACTTTCACTGCATGTACAGATACTTTAAGGGTAAGTGGTCTGACCTAGCAATCGCAGCGATGTGTGGTGCTATTTCGCTAGAGTCAACAGGTAACCCCAACATCTGGCAGAACCTTGACCCGACTCCAGATTCAATGTATATGGGCTTTGGATTAGTCGGTTGGACACCGTATTGGAGAATCACCAACTGGCTTAAAAAAGGTGGATACAAATTAGAAGAATATGGTGTAGCCGAATGTAAGAAGATTGAGGAAGAATGGATGGGAAACGCAGGTGAATGGATACCTACAGGTGCTTATCCCGATACATTTAAATCATGGTCAAAACGAACAGATGCGTCTATGGATTACATGGTAATGGCATGGATGAAGAACTATGGACGTGGAGATGAAAGACTTGATTTGAAATATCCTCAGAGAATTGAGAACGGAAAGAAGATTTATCAGAAGCTGATAAACGAATGGAAAAAACAAGACAGTGGTGTAACCGTTGAAGAAACACCAGTCACAACAACTACACCAGCACAGCCTAGTGGAAACGGCTCATGGAACCCAGACAACTTCGTTAAGAAGTATAAAGGAAAAGGAGTTGACATTGACGGCTTTCCTAGCAACCAACCATATCAGTGTACAGACTTGTGGCAAAAACATTGTCAAGAAATCAACGGCTACATAGGTATCCTCACAGGGCCGTATGGTGGGTATGCTGGCGATATTTGGCATATGGACTACAGTAAGACCCACACAAAAATACAGCCCTCACAGACTGCGCAAAACGGTGACTGGGCTATCTGGGGAAAAGGGCCAGAAACACCATACACGCATGTGGCTATGGTTATGAAAGATAACGGCTCTTCATTGACTGTATTCGGACAGAACCAGCCAAACCCTTTCTGTGATATTCATGAAATATCTAAGGCTGGTTTGCTGGGATATTGGAGAGTCAAAGGTTCCAACTGGACGAACAGCACATCGGAAACAACATCCACCGTATATATCAAAAACAACCGTGACGGCACAAAGAAAGCGTTGACCGACGAAGACAGGATACTTGCTTCTAAAATGGCTTATCAAGAAACAATTAAGAAGCTTAAAAATTTAAGACGTACTTATGCTGTTACTGTAACAACAACTACATTGCCACCAGATTTGAATGTAGGTGACGCAATACCACTCATGTATTCTAACAGCATATTCAAACTTGAACACTGTACGAATTACATGAGAAAGATTCTTGTTATGAACAAGATATTCTATATCACAGAAATGACAAGAACAATACACAATGACGGAACAGAAACTGGAGAATTGAAATTGGAGAAATTCATACGAATAGACAGGAGTGTTAATCCATGAGAATGACACAGGCAAAGGCTTTTAACTTAATTGCCGAGAATCTATACGATATCAAAAACAGGCAGAGAACCGATATATTGCAGAGAAGGAATTCAGTAGTGAATATCTATGGACAAGTTCTTACAGGGCATGTGGATTATGGACAGGATGCTATAATCGGCTTCTCTGTTTCTCCAGATTTAATCTATTATTCCCAATTTGCTATCAAGATTGAGCTTGAACCGTTCTATCTAGGCCAGCCGTCAAGTGGTGGTGGAAGTGGTTCTAGTGAAAGCGTTTACCTTAGTGTAAGCAAGTCTTTGTCCTTGAATGATTATCAGCTTGCATCAAAGGGAGATATCGATAGCATGTTCACTTCTGATTCTGTTGGTAACGTTCCTACTCTTGACAAGACAGTAGGTGGTTCAATTTCCATTTCTCCAAACCCACACAGTCATGGTGGTGGAGGTGGAGGGGGTTCTTCAACTGCTACAACAGCAAGCTTTGACCCTTCGAGTTTGGAAATATGGCTTGACGGTGTAAACTTGACACCTTACTTCATAGCACAGTATGGTCAAAACACAGTGCATGGATACGGCGTATATCCTACAGACGGAGTTGCAACATATGATATTCTTGAAGCTGTTAATTACATGTCGGACGCAGACTACGAGAAAGCCTTGAAAACTGGATATAAACGCTTTGAAGTTAAAGCCGATGGAATAGTAGAGATAAAGATACATTTGTATTTAAGTTACAATTTTGTTAACAGGTGATTTATGAAAAACTTGAAAGAGAAAATTTACAGAATGGAAAGACATATGATGGAACATCCAGCAGATTATCAGACTGGAATATCCCTATTGATTAACCGTTCTAAACAGTATGATAATGAACAGAGAGAGCTTTACGTAAACGAGATGAAACGTATTGCCAAGATAAAGAAGGAGTACGCAGATGGAAAACAAACACTCTAGCAGTGGTTTAGCAGAAGACTTGATTCGTAGCTTTGTACAAATAGCAAGCGCAGAACTGCACGTTAAAACGCTTATTGAAAAAAGAATCTCAGAAATCGAAAACGGATTCTACACAGACGAAGAAGTACAAGATGCCGTAGACGAAGTCGGAACTCTTACAGAAGAAATTATAAGCCTTGCGAATATGAGACGAAGTCAGATGCTTTACTTGTATAAGCTATTCGGAGAAAAGGGAGACAAAGAACAGTGGTGCATGGTTAAGCATTTAGGTATGGCTATGTACACTGCATTTGAAAGCTGGCAAGCAAGCGACGATGACCCAGACTTATTCGACCAATATCTGGAAATCAATCGCATGTTCATTAAATCTGTAACTAAATTCTTAGGAACAGAAATAACATCTTGCGCAAGTTGTTTCTCTGATATCCTCAAAGCAGAAGAAAGTGGTGAGAAGGAATGAAACCATCAGTATGTAGAGACGATTTAAAAATTACAATTCCAATTGACACAGAAGAGTGTGAATTTTGGCTAGAAGTAGTAAACACAACCGATGATGTTAAAAGCCCTAGTAGAGACCATGCTTATCTGGACAACAACTGTATTCTTTGGCTGTGGAATGGCAAGAGGTTTATTTCTGTAAACGACCCAGCTACATTGCAAGTTACTTGGGGAAATATCATTGGAAACCTTATAGACCAGACGGATTTAAACAACGAACTTGTATCTTTCATCAAGGACGTTTACTTGAACGGAAACAAGTTAGAGCATGGCACAGAACAGGAAGTACAAATCAACGCAGTAGAAGATATAAATGTAAATGGAGAAACCATTGAAAAAGAAGATGGTGTTGTAAACATCGACTTGTCTGATTATGCCTTAGCAGATTCTGTTCCTACAATGACTTCCGAATTAATCAATGACAGTGGTTTTGTCACACAGGAAGAAATGATTGACGAAAGGGCAAATGCTAACTGGGATGAAAACAACGCTAACAGTCCTGCATATGTTGAAAATCGTACACACTACACAGAAACAGAATCTATCCCTATCTTTGAATTGGCAGAATCTACAATTGGAGAAGGATTGACGGAAACGGTTACGGATGGAACTGTATTGTCATACTTTGACGGTGTAGAAGAAGGCGACAGATTCGTAGTAACTGTAGGCGAAAATGAATATCCTTGTACGGTCGTATCTGTAACTGATACGGATATTACTGCAAACTCTTTGGAAACCGTTGACGGAACGACACCAACGATTACAGTAAGCATCCAAAAAGGAACGGATTCTGGAACTGTAACGATACAAACAAACAGTGAAGAAGTATCGACACAAGAAGGAGTTTCTCTTGACTATAATCAAGAGGCAATCCACCATCTGTCACCTAAATATATGCCTGTTATCACAGGGACAGAAGACCCGACAAGTGATATCGGACAGGATGGATGGCTATATCTGAAAATAGGGGGATAGCATATGGCATATGGTTCATGGTCTGGAACTGCATGGAAACAGGTCTGGACAAATAGTTACTATGCTTTGGATGTCGAATGGCAGTATAGGCAAGACCCAGTAGCAAATAGGACGGAATATCGTACAACAAGATGGAGATGTCGTTCTTTAAAAAGTGGATACTCTTTGTCTGCACCAACTTGTGTTTGTGGTATAGCCACAATCACTGCGCAGAGAAAGACAAGCGCACATAGTGTCACTGTTCCGTCACAAGGAAATGCAGTGGTAAATCTGACGGATGATTCGAGGGTGCATAACCATAACGCAGATGGCACACATGGAACTCTATACGTACATGGATATATTGATTCAAACATTGGAAATGACTGGAATTATAATCCATATCAGATAGGTTGGAAAACAGCAGTAGTATCTATACCAAACATTGATAGGACAGGTGGAAGTGGTACTGCAAGCAACTCTAACGTAACGGAAAACGGTGTAACCATTACATATAAATCGAACGTAGCTTGTGACAATATACAGTACAAGATTGGTAATGGCTCATGGGTAGGAACAGGTAAATCTATTAACGTTGTAGGCGGTGGAACAACGACATTTAACATCAGTGGTCTTGCAGAAAATACGAACTACACAATCTATGTAAGACATAGAAGAATGTACAATCAAGTGTATTCTGGCAGTGCCAGTACAAGTTTCAAAACCAAAATGAGTACGGACGCAGGTACAGCAACCATATCTCAAGGAAACGTCACAACTACATCTGCCACTGTTATATACACACCACAGTATCCATCAAATCTGATTGAGTATTCTATTGACGGTGGTGCATGGACAAATAGTGGATTGACTACCACATCAAACAACCAAGCAGTAAGTATCAATCTTACAGGTCTTACAGAACAGACAACATACACTGTATCTGTAAGGCATAGAAGAACGTATAACAGCGTTGTATCGAGTGCCAAGACAATTAATATCACAACCACAAAAGCACCTATAAACGTGCTTGGAACGGTCGTACATCCGTCCGATACATTCGCAACTATTGAGTGGGCGATAAATGCAGTTGATGATAAAGAACTTGTTACATTTGCAATACAGGTAGAGAACGTAGAAACAGAAGAACTTATCACTAAGAACGTAACGTATGAACAAGCGTTTGATACGCAAGAAGGAATATACATAACGACAGTTAGTGGTCTATCTCCGTTAACTGCATACACTGTAACGATAACACCTATCGATAAGGACGGTGTTACAGGTACATCAAGAACACAGTCGTTTACCACAAATGATTTGATAGGTTCTGACGTATGGATTAAAGAAGACGGAACATGGGTTCATGGAACGCTTTATGTGAAGAAACGTGGCATATGGAAAAAAGTGGTACAGGCATTTAGGAAATATGAAACATGGAAATAGGGGGATAAAAACATGGAAGAAAAATTGAAAGTATCGGCTGACACAGTCGCAAGAACAATCGTATTGATTATCGCATTGATTAACCAAGTAATCGCAATCAAAGGTGGAGAAGCATTGCATTTAAGCGAAGATACAGTATATCAGACAGTGACATTGTTATTCACTATCGGTGCTAGTATCTGGACGTTCTGGAAGAACAATAGTTTTACACAACCAGCTTTGCAAGCAGACAAAGTACTCAAGGATTTAAAGAAGTAGGAAGTCTATGTTCGGGAATCCTTTTATTCAGTCCCTTATAACGATGGGGCTTAACGTAATCCTAACAGGGGCAGTTGGGTATGTAGTATGGGTACTCAAAAAGAATAGAGGCGATATGGAAAGAACAGAGGCGAAACAATGTGCTTTGCAGAAAGGCATTGAAATTTTGTTGTTTGGACAATTGAGTTACTACCATGAGAAATACATGAATCGTGGGAACATCAGTAAGTTTGAGTATGACAGATACAAGGACTTATACGATGCTTACCATATGAATGGTGGTAACGGCTTTGCTAAGAAAATGTGGGAAGATATCAACGACCTTCCCACAATCTGAAAGGAGATACAATGGCAGATACATTGGATAAAAAAACAGTATTCGGAGAATTTGAGAACGGAACAAATGAATTTGATGACGCTATGATTGAGGAATCAAAAGAAGAAAAAGATGACTAGTTTTGTTGAACAGATAGCACCATTAATTCAGAAACATGCACCAAAATACAACATCAAAGTGGTATCGCCTATCATTGCACAGGCAATCCTAGAGAGTGCTAGTGGAACATCGGAACTAGCAGTCAAGGCACATAACTACTTTGGATTGAAATACAGAAAAGGAAGATGTCCTACTGCCACAGGAATCTACCAGAAAGTAGGTTCAGAGCAGATGGAAACAGGACTTTATGTTAGTAGCGTTATGCAGTGGTGCAAGTTTCCAAACATGGAAGACGGTGTTATAGGATACTTTGATTTTATCAATGTTGCTAACTACGCAAATCTCAAGTGGATAACAAGTCCAGAACAATATCTGATTAACATCAAACAGGATGGATATGCAACTAGTAAGAACTACGTGCAAAATCTGATGAATGTTATAGGGAAATATGGACTTACAAAATACGACAAAAAGGGGGATGAAGTCATGGCATATACAAACTCTGGTTTAGTAACGACTAAACTATTAGCACCATACAGTAATACATGGGGTGCTAGAACTCACGCTATTGATACAATCACTATACACTGTACAGCAGGACAGGGAACTGCTTATAGCATTGCATCTATATTTCAACCAGTATCAAGACGTGCATCATGCAACTACTCTGTAGGATATGATGGTTCTATCGGTCTTGTTGTTGAAGAAAAGAACGCTAGTGGATGTACATCAAATAAAGAGAACGATGAAAGAGCAATCACCATTGAAGTATCGACTACAAATTATCATCCTTATCAATGCACAGACAAAGCATATGATGCAACCATCCGTTTAGTGGCAGACATTTGCAAACGAAACGGAATCAAACAATTGAAATGGTCTACGAATAAATCTGACAGGGTAAATCATCGTAACGGATGCAATATGACAGTGCATCGGGATTATGAAAACAAACCATGTCCAGGAGATTATCTATACAATCGCATGGGTGATATTGCAAGCAAGGTAAACACTATGTTAGCCAAGCAGTCAACAACAGGTACTATGCAACAAAGTGCATTGACAAAGGTGGTTTATGATTACACTTTGTATGAAACTTTCGTTAGCAGATATTATGGTAAGGGAGTTGACTTTGACAAATCTTTCGGCAATCAATGTTGGGATTATGTTGCACAGTATGCAAAGGTATTAGGACATACGTTACCTAACTGTACACAGACAGGATATGTAAGAGATATTGCTAATCTGAAAGCCACAAATGGAATCCTTAAGTGGTGTGATGATATCGCACTAAACGGACAGGAAATGAAAAAAGGTGATATCATTATATGGGATGGTGGACAATTCCCATTAAGCCATATCGCTATCTATACAGGTAGAGATAGTGGCAACAATGGTATCTATCTTGGACAGAATCAACCATATCCTTACGGAAACGAAAGAGTATTTACGAGTGCTAATATGATTGGTTGTTTCCGTCCTAAAGTGTTTAAGAAAACCATAGTGGCAGAAGGCAACATCAACTATCGTGTACACTGCCAAACTTATGGATGGTTAGGATATGTATATGATGGTAAGATGGCAGGTACTACAGGTAAATCAAAACGAGTTGAAGCTATGCAGATTTACACCACTGACGGAACTGTTATCGAACAGGTGGATGCTCATATGCAGTCAATCGGATGGAAATCCTACAAAGCACCTAGCAAGTCAACCGTTATCGGTACAACAGGACAAGCAAAACGACTAGAAGCACTACGTATCAAGACTTCAAAACCTTGCAAAATGCGTGGACATGTCCAAAAACAAGGTTGGGGAGAATGGGTAGACTGTGACGGAAAAGCTATGATAGGTACTACAGGAAAGTCTTTAAGACTAGAGGCAATTGAAATCAAACGAGTATGAGTGGAAAATTAGTAGATACGACACTACTACACTATTTCCGAACAAAGCTGGATACAGTCTTTGCCAAGAAGAGTGAAGTAGGCGATAAGAATGTTATCGAACATGTGCAGAAGAACGGAACTGAATTGACTGTCAATAACAAGACAGTCAATGTCACTGTTCCTACAAGAACAAGCGAGTTGACGAATAATTCGGGCTTTGTTACAGGCGATTCTATCCCTACGAAAACAAGCCAACTGACAAATGATTCGGGATATATTACTAGTGATGATGTACCAACGAAAACAAGTCAGCTAACGAATGATTCTAACTTTGTATCTGATGCGAATTATGTACATACAGATAACAATTTTACGACACAGGAAAAAGACAAACTGAACGGTATTGCAAGTGGTGCAGAAGTAAATGTACAATCTAATTGGGATGAAACAGATACATCTTCTGATTCGTTTATCCAGAACAAGCCAACCATACCAACTGCAACGAGCCAACTAAACAACGATTCTAATTTTGTGAGTGACGCTAACTATGTCCATACGGACAATAACTTCACTTCACAGGACAAGACTAAATTGGGAAGTGTTGAACAAAATGCTCAAGTAAACGTTATTGAGAAAGTACAGCAGAATGGTGTTGACTTGAATATTGAGAATAAGACTGTCAATGTAACAGTGCCAACAAAAACAAGTGAATTGGAGAACGATTCAGACTTTATAACAAGTGCCGATATTCCCGAAGGTGGTATCGTTGATACTGCTTTATCAAGTACATCAACAAACCCTGTACAGAACAGAGCCATTAAACAGGAAACCGATAAGATTCTAGGCAATCTAGCCACTATCGAAACATCTCCAGCTATTGCTAATCATGCAGTGGGTGACTATATCGTTTACAATAGCCGACTATACAGAGTAACAACTGCTATAACAGCAGGTGGAACATTGGACGGAAAGATTTCTGAAATATCTGTTGGTGATTTTTTTAGCAGTCAGAAAGATTACGTTGTGGAACAGGTCGGCAACACAAAAAACGGATACACTAAGTGGAGTAGTGGGAAACTTGAGCAGTACGGTTACGAAACTTATACAACAACAATCAATATCACTTGGGGAAATGGATATCGTACAGGTCAGTACAGACAAACATATCCGACAACGTTTAAAAAAGTGTACACAACAAACTTTAATGTTTATGGTGGTGGACAGGCTTGTTGGTGCGCTACGAACGAAATCGGTACAGCAACGACTACACCATCTTATTACTTGATTCGAGTAGAGAAATTAACCACTAGCACAACGTTTTACGTAACATATTACTCTGTAGGAACATGGAAATAAAAGGAGAACCAATGACACAATTTTATATCCTTGAAATAAAACAACTGAACAATGGCGAATTTGAGCATAACGTATATTTTGCATGGGATGAAAATCCCGATAAAGCAAGATTAAAAGCAGAATCAAAGTATCACGAAGTATTATCTGTAGGTGCAGTAAGTGATACGCTTAAACATTCTGCTATCGTTGTGAGTGAAGATTGTTTTCCTGTAGTAAATCAGTGCTATAATCATGTAGTAGAAACACAAGAAGAACAATCTGAATAAGGCTTATACTTACGTTATCTTCAACTGTTTCAAAAAAACGTAAGTGTAGATATTTTTCCATGATGGACTATATGTCCATCCCTTTTTTATTGTCATAAAACAAAGAATTTGACACTAACGATATTTTTATTGCAATAAATAACAAAATATCACAATAACAGAACACAAGAATATGCTTTAAATAAAGGATTTGTGTACGAGATTGGGTACGAGAACAGCAAAAAGAATAGCAAAGTATTGCAAAACAATGGCAAAGACTTTTTGGAAGATGTGTGGTAAAATGTTTTTGGGGATAGTGGTGTATTTTAACGGTAGAATAACGGTCTCCAAAACCGTAGATATGGGTTCGACTCCCATCGTCACTGCCAAATTGTAAACCACACCCATGTAGTAACGACCGTTTAAAAGGATTCTCGAGAATGTGGGTGTTAGTACTGACGAGTACTAGAAAAGACTTCTATACTAGTTGAAGAAGTCTTTTTTTGTGTTATAATATATATGTCCTTGATTAAAACACCCATTGGTATTATTACCAGAGAAAAGTAACTGTCAAAAGCAGTTGCTTTTTTCTTTCTATTATAATGTAAAACATATTATAATCATAACACGCTCTGAGACCCACCTAGAACGCACGTATTTAAACGTTTGCGCCTTTCTTGAATAAATACTAGTCAGAGAGTAAAACGCTCTGAGAAGTGCGCAAAACAAAGCAAAACAAAAAAAGAGAATGAACCAGTTCGGGGCAACGTCTGAGACTAACGTAAAAAAGGTTCACTCCCTTTAAATATTGTTTAATAATTTTGTTTCTTTTTCAATACCCTCTCTTGTCGTTACAAGCTTTGTAGAAGTTTTCATAGACGAAGCTTTCACACATTTCTATAACATGCTCTTCTTCAATCATAATCTCGATTCCTTCAAAATTATCATAGGCTATATAAACGCCTTTGTATTTTGGGTTTTTATATTCGCTTAGGATTTCTGCTTCAGTGACTTCTTCATCTGAATAGAAGTATCCTTTTACGCCGTTACCTCTGTTCAATTTACAACCATCATACTTCTTCCACATTAATACGGATACTCCTTTTCATCGAAAGGGTCAAGATTCTCAAAGTCATATGGATTGCGCCTTTGTCTTTCGTATTCCATCTGGTCTTTCTCTGCCTTTAAAATCTTTTCTCTTTTCTGCCTTTTGATTTCGCTTATTGTATACTGTAAAAAATAAACCTTACTAACGATAACATACACCATTAAATCTGGTTCTTCAACACCGTAGTCTCTGTTCGATTGTATGCGCCCCTGCACTGTAACAATCGTACCTTTTTTCCCATACTTGAGAACAACGTCCAATACTCTGTCCCAAGCTTGACATGGAATGAAATCAACGCTCTGTCCTCTTATATTTGGGTTCACATCCCTAGGGACTGCTAGACGAAATAGGGTATATCTAGTACCCTTTTTCGTCCTCATTTCCTCACAGTCTGCCGTGAACCGTCCAGTCATTGTAACGAAATTCTGCATCTGTTACCTCTTAGAACGGCAAGTCGTCATTAGAAATATCTGCTGTTGTATATACGTCATCCTGCGAATAGTTCTTGTATGTTTGATATGCGCTTTGTGCTGGCTCCTGTCTGTTGTCTTTTGTATCCATAAACGATACAGAGTTAGCTATAACTTCTGTAATATAAACTCTTCTCCCTGTCTTGTCCTCGTAGTTTCTTGTTTGAATCTTTCCTTCTACCCCAATCAATGAACCTTTGTGAACATATTGGTCGATAAGTTCTGCCGTTCTGTTCCAAGCTTGACACTGGATGAAATCTGCATTTGGCTGTGAATCTCGGCTTCCGTTTCTGCTCACTGCCAATGTAAATGTAACGAACGAATTACCAGAACCAGTCTGTCTCAATTCGATATCTTTAGTGACTCTTCCTACTAATGCAACACTGTTAATAGCCATTATTAATCCTCCTTATTCTTTAATGGTTCATAATCGCCATGACACTCAACAAATGAATATCTTGCTTTTATAAATTTTGTTTTACCATGTCTGACTTTCGACATGGACTGTTGTAAAGTGGGAACATCTGTGTTCAACCACTCTGCGCATTCTTTTGTGGTTCCAATAAACGCTAAACGCTCATTGTCTTTTTCGTCATAAAAAATCCAAACTTTTGATTTACTCATTCTCTTTCTCCGTAACAATATTTATGAAATAGCTTATTATAGCCGTTCCTGCAAAACACAGAACTGCATGTCTCAGCTCATGTTCCCACAGCATCCACAAGCCTAAGCCTGTCATTGCAAAGTAAGCCAGATACATAAGCAGTACAGCGAAGATGGCCAGACCCTCCTGCTTGTCTCGCTTTATCATAATGTTCTCCTGTATTTGTATTCCTTTTCACGATAGTTTTCAATCGTCTTCTGCATGCCAAATATTTTCCTGTTCATATAGTTAAGTTCATCTAAAGCGTTATCCATAAACGTAAGCATGTCCCTGTAATAACTGTACATAAAATCGGACTTTTGTTCAAGCTCTTGTGTCTTGTAATACAGCTCTTTTCCTTTATCCGAAATATCATTAAAGTCTAGTTTCTTTTTGTTCATGTTCGTCCTCATACACTTTCTTATAAATCTCATACTGGCTTGCATCGGTCAATCTATTAATGATGTAATTCACCCTGCGTTCCAGACTTCCGAACTTTTTTTCGTTGTTCATACCATCCTTGCATAATTGTTTTGTATTGCTATGAATGACCTTACCTGTTTCGTCAATCATGCTCTTTGTTCTTTCCCAATACATATCAATTTCATTGTTAACGCCATTGATTCTGCATACGATTTCATCGTAGCTTTTATAAACGATACAGCAAAGTATGACAAACAAAACCGTTAAAGCCGATAACCAAATAAATACTAATACAATTGCGTCCATTCAATCACGCTCCTTTCAAACACTCGATTATTCAAACGCTTTCCATTTGCTAACACCATTAATTTCCCATTCGTCTGGTGTCCATTCCATCAATCCACAAGCTTTTAAGCTCTCCATACGCAATGGACAATTTAGACAACCGTCAATTTCAGAACAAAGTTTTTTCAGCACAATTAGTGCATCATAAACTTCTTCATTTGATGGTTTCATTTATTTCAACTCCTTTAAAAACTCGTCAAGTGGATAATGCTCGCCTGTTTTGACAACATCCTTTTCATTTCTTACACCGTCCCGACCGTCTTTATCTAATGTGTATACATAAGGACTCACCACATTTGTGACTAGTAGCGTTCTTGCACCACCGATATCTTCAATGACATCTCCAACATGAATCTCTTGCTCTTTTTCTGTTTCGTATTCAATTCTCTCGCATGTTTGTTTAGTTTTTTCTAGCAACTGAAACAATGTTGTTTCACTGCCAAACCATTGAGTAAGGATGCTTGGATTATTCACCCAGTAGTCGATAATCTTGTCCACCCTTTCTTGCATCAATTGTTCACCTTTTTTAATACCTTCGCCATATGAGTTTAATTCGATATACCCACACCTGTCGTTTAACTTTTCACATCTCTTTTGCATCTCTTTATATCTGCTTTCAATAAGACCAAGATATTTTCTGTTCTTTTCGATTAATTCTTCTACTGTCATTTCACGAACTACTTCTTCACTCATTGTCCTAACTCCTTTAACATTTCTTCCAACGGATAATGCTTACCTGTTTTTGATATATCTGCATAATCACATTCCACTGATACCCCATTATACGCCAATGCGTCTACAGAACAATCATTTAAGAACCTGACAACATACTTAGTTCCATCACAATCAACGACTTCATCTCCAACCTTTATTTCTTTTTCCTTCTTTTCATATTCAGCGATTTTGTTGTAAGCCGTTTCTATATCTTCAAATATTTGTGTCCATGTCCAACCATCAAACAATTTGCTTAAAACTGCCGTATCATTATTGTTCCAATATTCACAAATTTTGTACGCCTTCTTCTGCATACTATATTCGCCATCTTTAAAACCTAAATCATATGCTTCTTGATTTTTTGATTCTTCTTGTTTTAAAACATCGTTCTCTTCCTTCAATTCGAGATTTTTATATCCCAATCTGTTGTGGTCTTCGTCTAACTCCTCATAACTCTTCCATAAGAGGTCGTATCTTTCTTCCAACTCAAGAACGAGTTGTTCAATTTCGTTAACGCGTTCGTTAAGTGATGAAGTCAATACTTCATTTGTCATATCTGTAAGTTCACTCATTTTCCATTTTCTCCTTTAACTCTTTATACTTTTGATTGATTGTGTCAAATCTGTCATATAATTTTTTATGTTCCAATTGTAGATTCTGATATTCAAGCCACAGTGCGTCATATCTGTTTACCATTCCGTCAATCATCAATTTTGTTTCCAAAGCAATCTGCTCTGTTGTCATAATCTTTTTACTCATTTTCTGTCTCCTCCGTTAAGTACATTGCGCATGATTCAACCGAAAGAATCTGCACACTTTCATCAGTTAGCATAACTCTGATGTATGGATTTCCTTTTTCTTTCAACAAGTTGATTATCGGTTCGGATAGTAGTACTATTTTTTTCTTTGTTTCATTCGTCATTCTGTAGTTCCTTTTTCAATTCTTCATAACGTGTCATATACTTAGCTTTCTCAAGATTGAGCTCTTTCAACTTATCGTCAATAATTTCTATCAAACATTCTAAAAACTCTAGTTCATCGTCAAATCCTGTTTTAATGTTTTTCATTCCTCTTTCCTCTTTTCTATCGGACAGTCATCTGGTATTTCGTTGTGCCAGTACTTCCAATCCATTAAGCAATGCAATCGCACGCATTCTATGTGACTTCCAACCACAACCTTGGCAAACTCACATTTCTCACAACTGCGTCCTGTCATTCTTCTTTCCTTTCTGCGTCTGAACAATAAGAATCAAGTGAAGTGTCCAATATATCTCCCCAATCGCCAAAGTGTATATCGCATTTCATATTGTGCGTGAGATGTGTGCAATCCCTACAACGGATAACGACCATGTCTAGCAATAAATTTTTGACACAAGACCATTCATCATCTTTAACTTCGTTTATCGCTCTACACACCAAATCCAAACCGTTGTCTACATCCTTGAATACATAAATTGAACCATTCTGTTTTCTTGCTAACTCTGTAAGCCTATCTTTGTTTCCGTATATTTTGATACAATACTCAAGATAGCTATCGCTTACTTGTTTCTTTCCATGCTCAATCGCTGATATGTAGGATGCAGTAACACCAAAGTCTTCTGCATCCTGTTTCAGCTTTCGATTGTTTTCAATCCGTAGTATCCGTATCGCTTTTCCGAAATCAGTCATCTTTTTTCACGTTCCTAGAGCCACAGTTAGGGCAGTAATTCATTCCTTTGTTCCATCCTTTTTCTGCATGTTTACAGATGGAACATCTAACCGTTTTCCCTCTGATTACCACTTCTCCATGCTCAACTGTTTTGTATGGAACTTCTTCCCAATGTCCTGTCTTAGGCTTTGTTCGATTCAGCACTTCGTTTTCAAAGTCTTCTGCACTGCCAATCTTTTTATACTCTTTGTATATTCCATTGTCGCAATCACACAGGACATATTTAAAATCTGCTATGCAACAATTCATGCAATTCAACTTTTCGCACATTCTTCTTCTCCTCTCATATCTGCGCCACAGTTCGGGCAGTAGTTATATGTTGGTTTTTCGTAATCATCTTCAAATACACATCCACATTCTGAACACTTCCATGTGTCATAGATTAATTCGCCATTTGCGTATCCGTCTGCCTCGCCAACATAGTGTCCATGTCTAACAGGCACTGCATCTACAATCGGCTGTTTATCTACCCACTCTCGTGCAAAATCATCTGCAAAATATGATTCTGAATGTGCCCTTATGTCATCAAGTAATGCTTCTGCGTCAATCAATCTCATTCCTGTTCTCCTTTCTTTTTTCTCAAATACTCTTTAAGCCTTGCTATCAATGTAGGCTCGTACCACATACATTCGCCCGAATGATAAATACTCCACATTCCTGCGTCACACATATTTTTTCCGTTTCGATAATAAATCTTACAACCTGAACATTTCATTCTGCATCCATCCTTGAGCCACAATTAGGACAGTACTTATAAAATGTCATATCCAAACATCCCTCTTGCCCATCTGGTACGCAATATGTTTGACCACATATGGAACAACTTGTGTGCCTTTCGTTTCCGACCCAACTTCCATGCTTAACAGGCACTGCATCAACTGTTGGTTCGTCTTCTATTGTCATCATAATTGATACATATATATCTTCGTTATATGGTATCTCTTTTTCATAATTGCCAATGTACTTTTCCCATTTTTTAATATTTCGCACAAGCGAATCAGCATCAATTAAGCGCATTTTATTCTTCACCCCTGTCTACCCATCCTGCTGTATTTTCGCAGAAAAATTCTGCCACAATTTCATCGCCAACGAAGAACAATATCTTTGTTGGTTTATCGTTCGTGGAAAGTCTTTCTACACGTTCTGCTTTAACAGTTGCAACTCCCCATTGATAATACACATCATATACCTTCATTCTTACTCTCCTTTTTACAGTTGTTTACGTTCTTTCTTTAATCGTTCGTATCGGTTTCTCAACATGCGCATCTCTGATTGCACCCTGTTTAATTCATCTCGCACTTCAGATAGTTCGTATGCCATAGAATCAATAAGCGCATCCATTACTATAAAATCCGATTTCAATCCACTGTCTTCTGTTTCAATTACTGGAAGTTTTTCAACATCTGCAACCATAGACCACATGTCGTCTTCGCTGTTCACAAGGTCGTAATGGCTGTTTTTTATCAATTCGATAACGTAATCTCTTTTTATTAATTTACTCACTTTGCTCTCCTTTGTATGGTTCGGGTAATGGCATCCATGCTTCATAATCTGATATAGTCAAATCCCATTTGTACGGAATATCATGACCGATAAATTTATCCATTTGTATAGTTCCGTTACGACAAACAAGACATTCCTGTTTTTCTTTCGGTAATCTCTCGCTAATGGGTATCCAATCAACTGGCTGTTCTTTAGCATTGAGAATTTCTAACAGTTCATCAAGGTTTTTGTTAATCGGGATTATACCAACGCCATCGTAGTCGTCTTTCTTATAAATCGCAATATTCTTCCCTTTACCAATAATCACACTCGTATCGTCAATATTGATTAGTAAATTCCCCATTCTCAAAAATCCATTACTCATAATCATCCACCTCTTCTAAAGGACAATCGTTAAATCTTCCATTGCTCATTTGGTTCCAGCTATTGTCGTCACTCATGTATTCTAGACGACTCGTAAGTGGACATTCAAATGTGTCAAAGTCGTATTCGTATTTTGCTATCGGACACTTCGTACAACATTCTGGCATGTCCATATCTTTGATTATTATTGTCATATCATCATTCCTTTCCTAATTCATCAGCTTTTTTATAAATGATTTCAACTGCCCTGCTCATTAATCTGTACCATTCCATAAACTCTTTCACTGTTTTCCCCTGCATCCAAATCATATACTCTTCTTCAAGCGTAAGCTTCTTTGTTTTCTTTGCGTCTTCGTTATAATACTCAACACATTTTTCATTCGTAAAAATAACGTGATTGACTATCAGTCCTCGAGAGGAAGAAGAGGTAATTGTTCCTGTTGTACCTCTTCCTACACCCTGCTTAATGGTTACTAAATCTCCAGTCTGGAATTCTTTAATATCCGTTTTTGAGTCTCTCATAATTCACCTTATTCTTTCTAATGTATTCTTGATAAATGTCTTCAATTTCAAACCCAAGCGCAAATGTTAAAGCCACAAGTTCATTCAGCGTTATGTATTTTAGGAACTCGCTCAATCTGTACCATACGTGCAGATTTTCTCTTTCTTCCTTTTTCAAATCTTCTTCAAGAAGGATAAACCTGTTGTAGTAAAGAGAAAACGACTCATGATACTCCTTGCTCATTGTGAAGTGCCATACATCAACAAGCTCTTCTAAAACTCTCTGATTGTTTACTTCTGGCTGGGTATCTTTCCACCAGCACCATTCGCCTTTAAG